CGAACACTAAATTTAAGTCAGTGACTGCGTCTATTTTAGTTAGGTCTTGGTTTGACAAGTCGTAAAGTAGTTTCTCCCAACTCCATTTACTAAACACCTTTTCTTCGGCTTCGGCTTTGAGGTCGTCTTCATCGAGTTCGGTTTCCTCTTCCTCAATGACCGGGTTAAATAGGTTCTCGTAGCGTTTCTTAAAGTCGTTTGAATAGTCAATGTAGTTCTTGACTGCGCCATAAACCTCGTTTATACTTACCTTTTGGAATATGTCTTTGCGGCTCATTATACTATATGTATACGGCTCAAATACTAACGTACCCCACTCGTCAGTTTTCCAACGTTTGTATAATATACTAAGCAAAATGTCGAAATTTTGTACAAATTGCATAGCATAATGTTCTAAATCTATGAACTCCCCTAACGTAAGCCTATCCAACGGCTTTAACTTTAAGCCCTTCACCAGTTCTTTTGGCTTATTGGATGGCTCACGCTGTATAAAATTAACCTTTCGTGCTAGGTCAATTAGTTCTTCGGGGTCGAGGTCTTCCAACTCTTCGGGGTCTGTATCGGAAAGTATGGAAAGTGCCTCAATAGTTTGTAAGAAAACGGAGTTATATTCGAGTTCGTCAATGGTGTTTAGTTCTAACCACTGACTTACACTTACTTCGTTCCAATTTCTAGGTAAAATCACCTTTATTCTGTTACTTCTTCGTTAGCCTCTTCGAGTTTCTTTTCCGAAATAACGGCTATTTTTTGCAGAATTTCCATAATGTACGGAAAGGCAACTTCGGCGTTTTGTTTCTTCATCACGTTTACTTTGAATTTAAGGTGAGCGGGTGCGTAGTGTTCGGTACGGGTAAGGTCAGTACGTTTAAAAAGTATGGCTAACGTTTGAGCGCAAAAATTATCGTCTTGTCCCCGGTAGATTTTCTCAATTAACCCCAAGTCTTTTACTCCGATGGTCTCGTTTGCTTGGTATGTATATTTGTCAATTACCAATTCAGTCACCTTTTCGCCATTAGGTACTTCGGACTTGTTAAACTCTTTAATGTATTGAGTAAATTCTTCAAGTTCCATTTTGTCAAACGCCTTTTCAGGTACACCCAAGTAGATAAATTTCTCAATCCACTTTTCGATGGTGTCTAGTTCTTGGTTATTCTCAATTTTGTTGAGTTCGTCGAATTGTTGAACGGTTAACTCGTTTAGGTGGTTGGGTATTTCTACCCCGAACATTTGTATCATTGCTTAGATTTTAACCAAAGGTATAAAAATAATGTTGAAAAATTAACCAAAAGAGATTTAGTGTACTTATTAAGTCAATGGAAGGACTACCGACTTACAAAATTACCATAGACGAAGCATACAACGATGGCGAACAACCGCTAGGTGTGGATGCTATTGCGTTCACTTCAAACCCTGCCGTATTGGTTAAGGGTGTTGCGTTCAAGTCCCAAGCAAAAAGTTACTTTGCAGACGAGAAAAAGTATAGAATTACTGCACCCGCCATGATACCGATGGATATTTATCGTAACGATAAAGAAATGGGTGAGTACTACGTACAATTCTCAGAAGTTGAGATTGACACTATCTTTAAGGAATTCATGTTGAATTTAAACAACCAAAACTTGTTTAATCTTGAGCATGAAGTAGATAAATTAGTTCCTGCCTATATTCTCGAAGCGTGGCTAGTGGACAACCCCGAAGCGGACAAGGCAATGAGTACGTTCGGAATTTCAGTGCCTAAAGGTACTTTGATGATGACTGCGCAAGTAACCGACTCCGACTATTACAACAAGTTAGTCGAAGCGGGTCAAGTAGGTTTTTCTATTGAAGGCTTTTTAGGTCTTAAACTAAGTAATCAAAAACAAACATATATGTTACCAGACGGAGAACACACACTCGAAGACGGAACGGTTATCGTCGTAAAAGACGGAGTAGTCGTTGAAGTTAGAGAACCACAGGTAGCAATGGAAGTTGAAGCGTCTACCGAAGTAGAGATGGCAGCACCAACCGAAGCACCCGTTGAAGCACCTGAAGAGGAGCCAAGCGTAGAGGTAGAAGTTGAAGCGGCTATTGACCCTGCGGCAGATGCGGAAGCTATCCTTGCAATTGTTAACCCTGTTTTAGAGCAGCGAGTTAGCGAAATTTTGCAAGTCATTGCAGACCTCAAAAACGAATTGACTCAAACGGAGGAAGTTGCCCCCGTTGAGGAAGTACAAATGTCAGCAGCACAAAAATTTACTAATGTAATTAACTTCTTAAAAAAATAAGAAATGGCTAAAAAGTATAAATTCGACTTGACAGTTGACGCAAGTGCGTTACTACAAGCAAACCCAAGTGAGTATTATTCTATCCTTTACGGGATGGAAAACGCAGTTACAAACTACCGAGTTTTACCGGGTATTAAAAACAAAACTAAAATTGCAACCGTAGTTTTTGATTCAGTTCTTGCTGAGTCAGGTTGTGACTTCAACGCTCAAGACGCTACGGTTAGCGCAGTAGAAATTGACGTATGCGCTTTGACTTCTCAAGCGTCTGTTTGTCAGTTCGACTTAGAGCAGTCTTGGTTGGCTTTAGAAATGGCTAAAGGTTCAAACTCTGATTTCAGCGTTGCATCTTTCATGAATTTCTTTTGGTCACAAATGGCGAAGAAAGGTCACGAAGAACTTGCACAGTTGATGTGGAAAGGTGACACGGCTTTGGAAACTGCATTGGGTCTTTGTGATGGTTGGTTGTTGCGTTTGTGTACAGCTGACGACTATATTACACCTGCGGGTACTTACGCTGCTATTACTTCATCTAACGTACTTGCTAAGATGGGCGCAACGTTGACTGCTGCAACTGCTGAAATGTTAGTTAATCCTGCAAACATGCAGTTCAAAGTTTCTGCTGATGTTGCCGCTTCTTACCGCATTGCTTGTGCTGCTACTAACACAGTAACTAACGTAACGACTGGTTTGTCTTTGACTTACTTGGATATTCCAGTTGTAGTTGAGTACGGTCTTCCTGCATCTACAATCATCTTGTCAGATTATACAAACTTCATCTACGCATTGGATGCAGAAGGTGACCAAGATAACTTGCAAATTGTTGACTTCAGCAAAACTACACTTGACCGTCGTATCGGTGCACGTGCTGACTTCAAAGCAGGTTTCTATGTAGTGAATACACCACAAGTTGTTTGGTACGGAGGAGCACAATATTGCTAAATAATAACGGGGGTTTAACCGCCCCCTTTTTATATACCTTTAAATACTAAATAATATGGCTTGTACAACTTTAGAAACAATCCTTAAAGGATGTGATTCAAATATCGGAGGGATAACTTCGATTTACATAAACGACATGGATAACATGACGGGAACTATTGTCGAGGCTAACTACATTATTTCTAGCTTCGGTACTTTAGGCGACCCATTTATCCCTTTCGAATTTAGACGTAACACGGGAATGTATACCGAGGAAGCGGCTATTGACTTGGTAAACGGTTCGTCTTACTATACGCAAACGGTTACTTTAATTTTCCACCGAAGAGAGGCTGCGAAATCTAAGGCAATCAAAATCTTAGGTGAAGGTCAAAGAGACTTAGCACTTGTAGTTGGTGACACTAACGGCAAGTATTGGTATTTTCCAAATGCTCAATTAACTGCGGTTGCGGAAGGTTCGGGAACTGCTAAAGCGGACGGGTCAAAGTATTCAATTACGTTCGTAGCGGAAGCGGAAAACCTTGCATTTGAGGTAGACGCAGCTGAAATTCCTGACATTATCTAACTAGATAAACACGAATTTAAGAGGGGGTTTTAATTAGCCCCCTTTTTTATTTAACCAACTTTTTCAAATCGTACTTATTAAAGTAGTATGATATACATTCAACAAAACGAAAACAATACAATAGCCTTAACGCTAACTGAAAGTGCCACGATTACTGCACCGACATGGTTGTTTAAATTCGTGTGGGAAATGGACGAGACACTTGCACCCGTTTATTGGGTAGGTGTGGATTATTCACAATATGTAAATAGATACAACCTTTTCTTTTTGGAGGAAGGTGACGACGTTTCTTTACGCATTGGTCAGTACCGCTACGAGATTTACGAAAGTCCTGACCCAATTATAGTTGACCCAAACACGAACGCTGACGGCTTGACGTTAGTTGAAGAGGGGCGTATGGTTGTCGAAGGTATATCAAATTCAATTTATGACTAATGGGATTATTTGGAAAGTTTAAGAAAGACGAAAGTGTAAGCGTGGTCGATACGGGTTACCAAAGTTTTAGCACTCCGTTTTTGCGTGTGCCTGAGGGTAACTTGTCATTGCCTCACGTTGATGTACGTTACACTGTACAAGGTTATGTTCGTTTCGGACATGACAACCTTTATCCGCAGTACATGAACCAAATGTACTATATGAGTCCCTTACACGGGTCTATTGTAGACTTTAAGACTAACGCAACTATTGGAGGGGGCTACA